GCTAGGGCAAGAGGTTATAAGTATTATGATACCTTTGCTATGGTTAAAGGATTTGAGCAACAGAAGTTTGGTCAATCTATTATTCAAGTAATAGATCCCAATAGTTCTTCTGAACCGTCTTGGACATATTGTTTTGCTGACGCACAAGAAGGTGCTGATTATTTGAATTACAGACTGGAGAAGTACAATGCTGAACGTAATTAATAATATTCTTGGCGGCGGTGATGTTATCAAAAAAGGAATACAACTTATTGATGATATGCACACTTCAACAGAAGAAGAGATCAAGGCTAAGAGCGACGCAAAAATAGCCCTCATGAACTCGTACGCACCATTCAAGATTGCCCAGAGATACCTAGCTCTTATGTTTGGCGGCACATTTCTTGGCAGTTACTTGATTGTACTAGGCATGACCATATCTGGATATGGTGATCCAGATTCTGTTACAAAGGTTATGGAACAATTCAGCATCAATTATGCCATGTTAATTATTCTTGGTTTTTACTTTGGTGGTGGTGTTGTTGACAGCTTTAAGGCTAAGAAATGATAGACAAACTTACTGATATTATTGCCAAGCATGAAGGCCTTAGGCTTGACATGTATATGGATACTGTTGGTGTTCCGACTATTGGTTATGGTCACAACTTACAAACACCTATAAGCGAAGAGGCCGCCAAGCAAATATTAAAAGATGATGTTAGTATAGCTGTATCTGAGCTAGATGATCGTATGGAATGGTGGAGAGATCTGCCAGAGAAGGCTCAGATAGTAGTAGCATCTATGGTGTTTAATCTTGGATGGCCTAGATTTTCCCAGTTTAAGAAGTTTAGATCTGCCCTGGAAGATAGGGATTACAATCGAGCGGCCTTAGAGATGGAAGACTCTCTTTGGTATAATCAAATTAAAACTAGAGGCGTTGAGTTGAAAAACATGATGTTAGAATGTAATGAAACAGACTAAGAAAAACGAAGAGGCCTACGAGGCCTTTTTGACTTTTGGCACTTATGAAAAAGCTGGTGAAGCTTTAGGCATACCAAGAAGCACGATATACGACAGATGTAAAGCTTACGAGTTTGAGACTAAAATGAAGTCTGACAGTAAGCCTTTTTCTTTACCCACAGAGGAGGAAGATGATGTTGATGTCGAAGAAATTGTTGATATGCTCCACAAGAGATTTCAACGAAAGAAAAAGCACAAGGAATCTAAAAAATGGATTCAGATTGGTGTGGAGTCTAATGAACCATTTGGCCTTTTGTGGCTTGGCGATCCTCACATTGATGACAATCATTGTGATTGGGATACTCTTAAAGAACACCTATCAATCATTAATAGCCATGATAGAATCTTTGGTTGCTCTTTAGGTGACTTTCAGAATAACTGGATTGGAAGGTTGTCTCGTCTTTATGGTGAACAAGAAACCTCAAAGAAGACAGCATTGAAGTTGGTAGAGTGGCTAATTAATAACATGAAGCCAATGATACTGATAGCTGGCAATCATGATATGTGGTCAGGTGCTGGTGATCCATTAAAGTGGATGGCTGGTCATCGAGCAGTTATGGAAGATTGGGAAGCAAGAATACAACTTAACTTTCCAAACAAGACAAGCATACGCATACATGCAGCACACGACATGCCTGGGCACAGTCAATGGAATCCATTACATGCTCAAACTAAAATGGCTAAATTTAAGAGCAATGCTGATCTGTATATAAGCGGTCACAGACACAATTGGGCGTTAGCTCAGTTAGAAGAGGTTGAGCAAAAAAAGATTATGTGGTTAGCAAGGGCAAGAGGCTTTAAGTATCACGATACATATGCGTTTGTTAAAGGGTTTGAGCAACAGAACTTTGGTCAGTCTATCATGCAAGTCATTGATCCTAGAACGGATGACCCTTTTCTTCGTCATCAATGTTTTCCATGTCCTCGTGTAGGTCTTCAGTGGTTGCGTCTTCTTGAAGCTCGTCCAAAATAGATTCGTAAGCAATACTTGCATAACCAGCGATGTCTATCCAAGAGTCTAAATGATCTGGAGTTTCTTTTAGTCTTGCAAGTTTAAGCATAATCATCATGGATACCATTTCTGGTGCTGAGATATAGCTATCATGGTAGGCAGACCACATATGAGCAATGGTTTTCATGCTATCGCTTGGGTCGCCATAACTCTCTTCTCTTTCGTTAAGGGTATGTGAAAGAATATCAATAAATTCTTTTCTGTACTTATTCATAAAACGCTCCTATAATGGGACATACCGCTCATTTCGACGGTTGTGGGGGGAAGACGGAGGGATTATTTCTCTCCGTTTTCTTTTTGTGTAAAGTCGTAAATGATAAAGCCAGATTTGTGCTTTTTAATAGGAACATCAGAATCTTCTAATTCATCATATGTGTGATTTTCTACTAAGATATTATTTTCTTTAAGGCCTTCTATAAACTGAATAAAGCCAACTTGATAAGAGATAGGCTCTAGCTCTCTTAATATGCGGCTGGATTCAAACAATATGCCAGCGATTTCGCATAAGCCTTCGCTTTCATCCACCCAATCTTCAAAGCGTTTTCTTGCTTCGTATTCTGTTATTAGTATAGCTTCGTCATGCGACATTATAATTGCCTTTATAAACTTTGATTGGTGCGCCATGTCCGTCTAGTATTCTGTCAATCATAACTAAGCAAACACGGAGAAGAGCAGATTCAGCATCAACAAGAGATTCAAAGCTAGATATAGTCATATAGCAACTTGCCCCTGTTGTATCGTTATCTGTGATTGTAATGGAAACAGATAACTCAGGGAAGTTTGATTTTGCAATGTGCATAAACAAGGCTCTGCTGTCTGTCTTTATGCCGCCGCCAGATATTCTGAGGCAATCGTGAGATGTTTCAGTTGAGCTAATAAATATCTGTGCGTGGTTTGCTAGAATTTTATGGACACGTTTGTCGTTTAGGATTTGTTGAATAGGGTTCATGTATAAAATACCTTGCTGTCAGGCTCGTAGTTTATTGGAGCTTTGCTTCTATAGCAAGATATACATTTAGTTTTTCCATTGACAAACGTGACAAATAGATCATGTCGTAAGGATAGGTATGTGCCGCAAGACACACACCTTTCCTTTACAATATGTTTATGCGGCGTTGAGTTGGAGTTTCTTTTTCTTGAAGCCATCAGTAATTTCGCTTTGTGTTTTTGTGCTGAATAACTTGATCTTTGGTGCGTTAAGACGCCATGACTCGTCAAGCTCAGTAGTGCATTGTGCTGTAGAAAAGACTTCGAGTATGCGTAGTTTTTCTTCATGTTCCTTATCCTTCTTATCCTCAATCTCTGACAGTGGCAAGTCTTCACCAGCATAAATTGTTACGCCCAGGCCGAGATAGGCAAGTGCCTTGACAAGACAGCGTTGATGAGCCTTGTTGACATCAAAGCTGTTAGGGTTTTGAATGCCTTTGTTGCGGTGATCAAGAACAGGATAAATCTCTGTTGCAGACTCATCGTCAATATCTACTGTGACTTGCACATAAGCATAGCCGTTAGTGTCAAGCATATACGGAACAGTTGTTTGTCCATTGTTAAATGTCCACTTTGTAAATGAGGCTTGTGGGTAATGTTGCTTGACAATCATCCAAGCCCAAGCCCACGACAAATATGTCATGCCAGCTTTTTTCTCAGTGTGATCTGAACAATCAATTGCGCTTAGTGTTTTCCAAATACTCATATTATTCTCCATCCTTAGGTGAGTTTAATCTGCATGTAACAGTTCCTGATTTGCTTCTTGTGACAACAACTGACCAACCTTTGCGGTTGCCCTGGAGGTCATATGTCATCTTCTTACAGCCACTTGGTAGCCAATCTTTGAACATATTCTTTGATTCACTGTTGAGGTACTCAGCACCTTTGTAGTCAATCATGTTCTCTACTGCGATGTTAAGTGTAGCATCGAAGTCAGGATTGTACTCTTCATGGTCACGAAGATTCATGGTGTACATGTCGTCATAGACAATGGGAGGCAGAGCATAGATAGAATCATCAACGCCATTGCCTTGATAGAAATCCCAAAACTTCTTTGCTTGTAGAAGATACATGCCACACCAGTCATTGTCCTTGACGACTTTTTGCCACCTGATTGTGCATCTGAGGCCATGGAAGACAACAAACATGCAAGAGTCTGTACCAGATACGAGCATATGATGTTGAATTTGTGGGGAATATAGCTCCATTAGCTCTTCCATATCCATAAAGCCAAAGTGACATTTGATCTCCACAGGGATTTTGCTACCAACAATCATAGCGTCAAATGTGCTGTGCAAAGGAATGCCACTGAACAGTTGTGTCCGACCAGCACCACGCATGTTGGTTTCAATGCCAGACATTTCTTGCCATTTGTCGATGATAAAAGACTCCATGTATGAGCCTACATCCATCTTGAGTTGAACATCCTTTGAGACAGTAAATTCTTTGTCGCCACGTTTGATTGCGGCAAGATTGTCCCATTCTACAATGTCACCTGACGCAACAGCTTTTGCATCTGACGAACCAATGTATGTTTTGCGTTCTGCTAATTGAGCTTCAGTAAGCATTATAATCTCTCCTCTACTTTAATGAGTTCAATGTCACCTAAATGATATCTTTGCCAGACCAGTCCTTTTTGCTTTTGTCTAATTCTTTCTTCTGCAAGTTTTGCTGCTTCTTGTTCGTCCATAGCATTAACTTTAACTTCTCTGTAAAATTCAACGTAAAAGCTAACAAGATACGGAATGGCTTTGTTCCTTGGACCTGATGTTACTGTGCCTTTATATTTGCTCATGTTGCTCTCCATCCTGAGTCGTAGAATTTATAAAGCTCTGGGCCGATTTCTTCTGCTTTGTTATCTGCAATTGTTTCACTGATACTAAACTCATAGTCAAGTTCGGGATACTCTGTAACTACATCCTCAACATTG